TGGCGGGGCATAAAAAGCTAACTCGCGATCAGGGGTGATTAGCTCAGTGGTAGAGCGCTTCGTTCACATCGAAGATGTCAGGGGTTCAAATCCCTTATCACCCACCATCGCATCCCTTTGAAATCAAAGAAAACCCTTGCTACTAAGGCTCAAAGGCCGTTCAACGGTTACAACTTTGGTTACAATCGGGTTTGTAAAATGGTCGGAAAAGTCAAAAACCTAGTCAATCGCTCAGGCCGGTATCACGCGCGGCTGGTGGTCCCTAAAGACCTGCGCGGAATCATCGGTAAGACCGAACTGCGCACCCCTTTGGGTGCAGACTACCGGCAAGCGGTGAAGCTGTTGCCCGGTGCGGTCACTCAGCTACAGCACCAGATTGCCCTTGCGGAGCGTAAGGCGGGGCAGGGGCAGGCAATGTCCGGCCCCGCGCGATATCCCCTAGCACCGGACCAGCTGGCCCTGAGCCACTACCAGCAACGCATCGCATTTGACGAACAACTGCGAAACGATCCGCGCTATGCTCAGACTGGTATTGACGACCAACTGGTGCAGCGACTGCGCGAAGCCATTGCAGGCCGTGCCAGCAATGAGGAGCTGCACGACCTAGTCGGACACGACATTGAGCGCTTTCGTGCCGTGGGCAATCTGGACGCTAAACAGGGCAGCGATGAATGGCGCGTGATCGCACGGTCCTTGTGTATCGCGGAGTATGAGGCGCTGGAACGTGCCTCTGAGCGTGACGAAGGCACCTACACCGGCACCCCTAGCGCGCCGCTGATCGTCAACACACAATCGGCCACAGACGCGCCTGAGCCTGTCAGCTTAAAACGTCTATGGGCTGATTATGTATTATCGCGCAGACAGGTAGGCTACATGCGAGACGGTGGACGCCAGCAAAGTCTGACAGTGGAGCGGTTACGCAAGTTTGTGAAACATGATGACGCTGCACGGCTCACAAAGAGGGACATAATGGAATGGCGCGAGGAACTGCTGAAAACGCTTTCTGCAAAGACTGTCAGCGATAAATACCTCTCGAGTATCCGCTCACTGCTGAATTGGGCAGTGGAGAATGACCGGCTCACTCAGAACGTTGCGGCGACGGTAAAGCAACCCAAGCAACGCCGGATACTGAGCCGCGAGAAGAGCTTCACCGATGACGAAGCGTTGAAGCTGCTACGGGCGTCTCGTGCATACAGGCCGCACGAGGATGAAAGGGGCAGGGTGCGTGAAAAGCCTGAGCTGGTAGCAGCGAAGCAATGGGTGCCTATCCTAGCGGCCTTCTCCGGCGCGCGTGTCACGGAACTGACGCAGCTGCGCAAAGAGGATCTGCGCAAGGAAGGCGGACAATGGATCATGCGGATCACGCCCGACGCGGGATCTGTAAAAACCGGCGAATATCGTGACGTGCCGCTACATCACCAGATTATCGAACAAGGCTTTGAGCGTTTTCTGGAATGGTCCAAAGATGGGCCGTTGTTCCATGGTGGCATCGATCCGGCGAAATACGCGACGAAGGCGGTGCGCATATCCAGCCAACTTGCGGAATGGCTACGGTCCTCCGGTCTGGTGCCTGATGGAGTCCAACCGAACCACGCATGGCGACACCGGCTAAAGACGCAGTGCCGTGAACTAACAATCTCAGATCGTGTCGCCGATGCAATACAGGGCCACGCGGGCAGGACCGCCGCCGATAACTACGGCGATGTAACGATCAAGACGAAGGCGGATGCAATCGCGCGACTGCCGGAGTATCCCCTGAATTGAAGTAATGTTATAACATTACATTTTAGGGATTCCTGAGGGGTGTTTAGTGTGGTATATAGGTAACACGCTTAGCACCTTTCTGGATTTTCAATGTCCCTGTTCACACGACTTTTCGGCACGTCCGATACCAAAGCCATGACTCTGACAGACCCCGCAGCTTTCGAGCTGTTCGGTCTGGCACCTACGGCGTCTGGCATTCATGTCAGCGGTCATTCAGCCCTGCGCGTCCCTGCTGTTGCTTGTGCGGTAGGTCTGATAAGCGAGTCGATGGGCAGCCTTCCAGCTCAGCTTCACGACCGTGACAGCAAGGAAGTCTTGAAAGACCATCCGGCCCATAAGCTCATTCACAAAGAAGCTAACCCGTGGACCAGCGCATCCCAACTTCGCGAGCATCTGACCCTCGACGCCCTCATGTATGGCTCAGGCCACGCCCTTGTTATCCGCAATGGTGCAGGCACACCGCTGGAGCTACACCGGATTGAGCATGGCCGTTGCCAGCAAGTGATCGAACCCGATGGCACGCCACACTACCTTGTCACAATCGAAGGGCAGGGGCAGCGCCGCGTCTCCTATTCCGATATTCTGAGGGTAGAGGCATTCGGTGCAGTGTCGCCTATCAGTCTGGCACGTGAGGCAATCGCCCTTGCCATGCAGTTTGAAGCCCATATGTCCGGCGTCTTTGCCAATGGTGGCCGCCCGTCCGGTGTGATCACCAGCGACAAGACGATGGATATTGAAGCCAAGAAGAAGCTGGCCGCTTCATGGTTTTCTACACATGGCGGCAAGAACTCAGGTGCAACAGCATTGCTCGACGAAGGCATGGCGTATCACCAGATCGCTATGAGCCTTGTCGATACTCAATTCAGTGAAAACAAGGTTGAACAGACCAGAGAGATCGCAAGAGCTTTCCGCGTGCCGCCGCCCATGCTGATGGAGCTGAGCCGCGCCACATGGTCAAACTCAGAACAGATGATGAGGCAGTTTCTCACGCTCACGTTGCGGCCTTGGATCGACACGTGGAAGTGGGGATATGCGCGGTGCCTGCTGACAGATGAAGAACGTGATGAATTGGCAATCCAGTTTGATCTGGAGGATCTGCTGAGCGCCGATCACGCGGTTAAGGCGACCTCGAACAGCCAATACCGCGCGGCTGGTGTGATCACTGCAAACGAAGTCCGGCACGCCCTGAACCTTCACCCATTGCCGGTGGTGATGAGCTGTCCAACCCGTTCACAAGCTCAGCACTGGCACCAGCACCAGCGGCACCCACACCAGAGGGTGACGCTGCATGACCAGCAACATCACACACCGCGCCTTCTTTGGCACCGCTGATCACGACTTCACGCTGACCGATGACATGATCACTGAGCTGGAGCGCATCGCGGATCTGGGCATCGGCGCATTTTACCAGCGCGTGATCGCGATGCACTTCAAAGCTGCTGACCTTGGCGAGATCATCCGGCTGGCACTCATTGGCGCGGGCATGCACCCACAAGAGGCCATGCGGCTGACAGACACCTACGCACGCAATCGCCCCATGTCTGAAACCTTCCCGCTTGCCCTCGATATCCTCGATGCACGCTGGAACGGCACAGACACACCGGCAACCGGAGACACACCAGAATGACAGACCGCATTGAAATTAAGGCGGCACTTTCCGTCACCGACACCGGCGAAATCACCGGCACGGCTTGGCCCTATGGCACACCGGACCGCGTAGGGGACATGATCGCGAAGGGCGCAATCACCACACCGGCAACCCTGCCGATGCTCTTTGCCCATGATCAGGCTCAGGTCATTGGCGTCTGGGACACCATCACAGAATCCGACACCGGCCTGACCGTCAAAGGGCGCTTGCTGGTGGATGATTTAGAGCGTGCGCGTGAAGTGCGCGCCATGATCCGCAGCAAGGCCGTCACCGGCCTGTCTATCGGCTTTGTCACCACGAAATCGACCCGCAATGCAAAGGGCCGGAACATCACCGCGCTGGACCTGCATGAAATCAGCGTTGTGGCGGTCCCGTGCCACCCCGGCGCGACAATTACCTCCCTTAAATCCACACCCATGAAGGAAACCCACATGGAACTTGAAGACATTCAAAAGATGATTGCTGACGCAATCGCAAACATTCCGGCCAATGACGCGCCCGAAGCTGATCAAAAGGCTTTCGACGCGGTGATCAAACGGCTCGACACGATGGAAGCTAAGGCAAACCGTCCGCATGGCGTGACTGTTACCGGCCCCGTTGCCAAAGACGAAACCAAAGCATTTAGCCACTTCCTGCGCCGTGGTGTAGAACGGATCACGCCGGACGAAGTGAAGGCGCTCACAGTCGCAAACGACGCCAGCGCAGGCTTTCTTGCACCGCAGGAAACAGGTGCCGAGCTGATCAAGCTGCTGACCGAGTTTTCGCCCCTGCGCCAGTATGCGAAGGTGGTCACAATCTCCGGTCAGTCCATCGTGTATCCGCGCCGTGTCGCTGGCACATCCGCATCATGGGTGGCTGAGATCGCCAACCGCACCGCGTCCGGCATGACCTTTGAACAGGTCACAATGACACCGCACGAGCTGGCGACCTTCACCGATATCAGCAACATGCTGCTGGAGGATAACGCCTACAATCTCGAAGGCGAACTGCTGGCAGACTTCGCGGAGTCTTTCGGCAAAACCGAAGGTCTGGCATTTGTCAAAGGCACAGGCTTAGGCCAGCCCGTCGGCATCATGACCTCGACCGAAATCGCCGAGATCAAGACAGGCGTTGCCGCAAACTTCCCCACAGCTGCGCCCGCCGATGTGCTGATCGCGATGTATCACAAGATCGCCACGACCTACGCACAGTCCGGTGTCTGGATGATGAACCGCAACACGCTTGCGGTGGTCCGGCAGTGGAAAGACGCAAACAGCCGTTATCTGGTCCTTGATCCGATCAGCGAAGGCGCGCCTTCCACATTGCTGGGCCGTCCCGTTGTCGAAATGTTTGACATGGACGATATCGGCGCCGGTAACGCCCCGATCCTGTTCGGTGATATGTCCGGCTACCGCATTGTTGACCGCGTGGGCCTGTCTACACTGCGCGACGCCTATACGCTGGCCACCAATGGGCAGGTGCGTTTCCATGCACGCAAGCGCGTAGGGGCAGACGTGACGCACCCTGACCGCTTTATCAAGCTGCGCGTGGCCGTCTAAGCCATGAACACCCGGCCCGCATATGACGTTGCCCTGCCATACGGTGATCATACCGTATGGCTCAGGCCGTCCTTGCGGGCCGCCACTGTGCTGGAGCGCATGCACGGTGGCTTTGTGCCGCTGCTGTTGAAGGTCCAGCAAGGCCATACCGGAACGCTGCGCGAAATTGTCCAGAACTCTGCTACGGATCGCGCAGCTGGTCAGCGTTTTCTACACGCCCTGAAAGGTGCCACGTTGAAGGACGTGCAAGAGACGCTGACCGAACCTGCCTTCGCACTTATCACAGCGCTGATGATCCCTGACACAGATCAGGGCGAGGCCGCGAAGGCACCATCCGGCAAGCCCGTCAAATGGGCTGACCTCTACGCAGACCTCTACAAGATCGCGACCGGCTGGCTTGGCTGGCCACCAGCAACGGCATGGGCGGCGACACTGCCCGAGATACTGAGCGCCTTTGACGGTCACATTGAACAGCTCAAAGCCGTGCATGGCACCGCAGAGGATGACCAAACAGAAACCCCAGGTATGTCCGCAGACCAGCGGCAATCCAACATCGACGCTGGCCTAGACCCCGAGTTTGACCGTGAAGGCCTGCGCGCATTGAAGGCGCGCCATACATCATGAGCAAGCCGCCACACCTTTGCGCATGCGGTAAGATCGTCGCACACGGCACCCGCTGCACATGCCAGATCGCCAGCACCCGCGCCCGCAACAATCGCCATGACCAGAACAGGCCTACAGCTGCACAGCGTGGCTACAATGCCGCATGGCGCACAGCACGCAAGCAATGGCTGGCACACCACCCGGCCTGTGCAATGTGCAGCGCACAGGCCACCACAGTGGACCACATCACCCCGCATCGCGGCAATGACGTGCTGTTCTGGGATAAGACGAACTGGCAATCCCTTTGCACGCCCTGTCACAACCGGATCAAGCAACGGCTGGAGCGTGCAACATGATCACGCCAGAGCAAGCGATATGGCAGATCGTGCTGAGACAGGCTGTTGATGATGCACTCATAGGTGTGACCGGCACCGATGGCGGCACACGTCAGGCAAAGATCAATGCCACACACAAAGCACGCGCATACTTCACCAAACCAGACCCGGACCTCGCACTGGTCTGCACCCTTGCTGACCTCGACCCTACAGCTGTGCGTGAAGCCATGATCAAGCGCATAGCAGATGCACCATCACCCGAGGATCTGTTCACTGGTAGTCGCAGACGTGATCAGAGCGCCGCAACAAAGATCACCCACAATGGCAACACACGCACACTGCACGCATGGGCAACCATCACCGGCATATCCGCAGTGAACCTGCGCAATCGTATCAGCTCAGGCTGGACAGTAGACCGCACACTGACAACACCAGTAGGCAGGCCAAAGGCAGCACCCAAACCAAAGCGGATCAGCACTGCGAAGACCCTGACCCATGAAGGCCAGACCAGAACCATCGCGCAATGGTCAAAGGTTACAGGTATCTCAAAGATCATCCTGCATATGCGTGAGCGCTCAGGCTGGGATGCAGAGCGGATCCTGACAACGCCCTACATACCGCGCCGCCGGGGGGTGGTCTCAGACTTTGAGGGGCTCAGGAAGACCGGCGGGATGGCAAACGCACAAGATACGACGAAAATAGTTTTTCAGGATCAAACACAATGAGCAACACACCGCTGGCGCTGATCAAGGCGCAACTGAATATCGATCACGACCTCGATGACGCCTTGCTTGAGCACAAACTGAACGTGGCAGAGGAATGGATCGAGAACCACACCGGCCAGTTGTTTGCCGGTTACATCCCTGCGTCCTTTACCGAAGCCGCATTGCAGCTTGCCGCCTATTGGTATGTGCAGCGTGAGGGTGCCAGCGACGTGCGCCTGACCGCCGTGCCGTTTGGTGTGCTGGAATTGCTCAGCCCCTACCGTGAGAGTGTGACCGGTCATGTCGCGTCTTAAAGGGTCCGCAGAACTGGAGAAGCGCCTTCTGGCGATACCACGCGAAGTGCTGGACCAGCTACGTCCAGCACTTCTTAAAGGTGCGAACGATATCGCGGACGCAATGGAAGCGCTCGCACCCGAGGATCAAGGGGATCTAGTCAACACCATCACAGTCACCGGTCCCGGTGGCACAACCCCTGCATATGCGTCCGGTGGTGGTTCTGCGACCCTCAAAGATAATCAGGCCGCCGTCACGGTAGGCAGTCCGGACATGCGCCACGGCCACCTTCAAGAGTTTGGCACGGTCAATCACCCTGCACAGCCGTCTATGCGCCCTGCATTCCGTCTGAAAAAGACCAAGGTGCTGCGCCGGATCGAAGCGGCAATACGCAAGGCAATCAAAGCGAACGGCGGCACGTGATGATCGAACCATCTGTCAGCCTACAGACGGCCCTGCGCACTGCCCTGATCAGTGACCCCGCCGTAATCGCACTGGTGAACCCTGAGCATATCCGCGCAGGCCGCCCCGATCGCTTCCCGTGTGTGATCATGTCTGGCGGCTCTACGCACTATCTGGGCAAGGCGTCCGGTGGTCAGCACCTTGCCCGCGTGAACCTCGACCTGCACGTGTGGGCGGTAGAAGACGGCCCCGACACGGCCAAGATGATTGGCCACCATGTCAGCCGTGCCGTGATCGCCATGCCGGACGCTCAGGATGGGTTCACAATCGACCAGCTCGACCAGCCCCGCGTGATCTGGCTACGCGATGTCCAGCCCGAGCTGAGCTACACACACGGCGTAATCGAGATCGAAGCCGTGATCAGGTGGAGAGATTGAGCATGACCATGATCAAAGCAGGCGCAATGCGCCACCAGATCACGCTGGAGCGCATGACAGAGACGGTGCAACCGTCCGGTGCCGTGTCTCAGACATGGGCCAGCTACGCGACCCCGCGCGCAGAGATCGTGCAGCAAGAGCTTGCGGACTACCTGTCTGGAGCTGGTGAAGGCACGACCGGCACCATCGCCTTTCGCCTTTGGTATGTGCCGAACGTCTCGACCGCTGACAGGATCACCTACAACGGTGCGACCTATGCTATCATCGGCGTGCTGGAGATTGCCAATGGTCGCGGTCTGGAGATCAGGGCGGTGACACAGTGAGCAAACATCTGCGCGGTGTGAAGCCAAAGCCCAAAACCACAACCGACGCGCTCACAAAAGCGCCGCCGGTGCCGTCTTACTTCTCGATCTATGCCGCTGCTGAGTGGCGCCGCATCATGCCGCGGCTGATCAAAGACCGCACCCTGACAAAAGCGGACCTTGGCAGGGTAGAGGAATACTGCCTTATGCGCGGTGTAGTGCGCGAGATCGAGACGAACCGCGCCATTAACGGTGGCGATATTGATCCGAAATTGTTTGGGGTCCAGAACAGGGCGGCACAGACCGCAAGGCAGCTTGCCGCCGAGTATGGCCTGTCACCGGTCAGCCGCGCCCGTATCGGCACACCACACGATGACGATGATCAAGGCGGTTATATCAATCCGCTCAGTATCAAGTGAATGGACGGCTCAGGGATCATTGAAGCGACAGGGGCGGAATCCGTCTCCTTGCCCTCTACCTTTCCCGAATGGGTGTTCGACACGTCGCCTATTGATGACCCGCTAGGCCACGGCGAACGCGCGGTGGCTTTCCTGCGCGCCCTGAGACACCCTAAGAGCACGGCACCGCGCAGGGCTTTCCAGCTCCACCCATGGCAAGAGCGCATTGTGCGCGCAATCTATGGACCCCGTGACGCAGACGGGGAAAGGATCGTGCGCGAGGTGTTCCTGTTGATACCGCGCGGCAACCGTAAGACCAGCCTTGCCGCCGCGCTGGCCCTCTTGCATCTGTTCGGCCCCGAAGCCGTCCCGGCTGGAGAGTGCATCTTTGCCGCCGGTGATCGTGAACAGGCCTCAATCGGGTTCCGCGAGTGTGTCGGGATGATCCGCGAGGATAAGAACCTGAGCGCCGCCGTGACGATCCATGACGCCCACAACAGCGCGAAGGCAATCAAATACAAGGCCGATGGCAGCACGCTCAAAGCCGTATCCAGCGACGGTAGAACGCAGCACGGCACCACACCGACCTTCGTCCTGGTGGATGAAATCCACGCATGGCGCGCCAATGGCAGGGAACTCTGGGAAGCGCTTCAATCCGGTATGGCGAAACGCGCCGGTGGCCTGACAGTGGTAGCAACAACCGCAGGCCGTGGCCGTGAAGGATTGGCAGCTGAGCGCTACGCCTATGCGCGCAAGGTGGCGACCGGCGATGTGGTGAACTCGTCATTCCTGCCTATCCTGTTTGAGACACAAGAGGCCGATGACTGGCAGGATGAGGAAGTCTGGCGCAAGGTAAACCCCGGCTATGATCTGGGCTTTCTGGATAAGAAGAAACTTCGCGCAGACGCGACAGAGGCCGCAGACAACCCGTCGAAAATGTATGAGTTTCGCCAGTATCATCTGAATACTTGGTTTGGTAACAGCCGCGCGCCGCTGTTCAACTTCGAGACTTACGACGCCAGACAGTTTCAGGATGACGAAAGCGACCTCGAAGGCGCACCCTGCTATCTTGGGATCGACTACGCTCAGAGCGGCGACCTTGCATCTATCGTGGCCGCGTGGCGCATGGGTGATCAGATCGCGGTGAAGCCGTGGTTCTTTGTCCCGACAGAGGGCTTGCAAGAGCGCGAGCGGCTGGAGGGTGTGCCTTATCAAGAGTGGATCGACGCAGGCTACATTACCCCCGTGGAAGGCCCGATCATCACGCAAGAGGCTGTGCAAGAGATCGTGCGTGAACTCTGCGCGCGCCATGATGTGCACGAGTGTGCCTATGACCCGTGGAAATTCCAAGTAGCGGCAACGCAGCTCATGAGTGACGGCGTGCCGATGATCGAAATGCGGCAAGGGCTGGTGACTATGGGGCCGGCCGCTGCTGATCTGGAGCGCAGTGTTACCGGCCGCACGATCCGCCATGATGGCAACCCCGTGCTGAGGCACCATCTGGCATCCGTTGCCGCCGTCCGCAATGACACCGGCATGATCCGGATGACGAAGGCAGACCCGAAGCGCGACCACATCGACCGTGCAATCGCCGCCGCCATGGCCGTGAGCCGCGCGACTGCAGGCCAGAGCAATCTTTCACAGTATTCCGGCGAAAATGCCGAATTGTTCATATTCTAGGAGAACATCATGAGCGACCTTCCCGGCCTTATAGTTGATATCGAAGCACGCATGGACAAGCTCGAAAAGGGCTTCAAGCGCGCCAACGCCGCACAAAACCGCGCATCTGGTCAGATGGAAGCACGGGCCAAACAGTCCGCAGAGCGCATGCGCAACAGCTACGGCAAGGCCAGTGACGGGATTGCCGCCAGCTTCAAGAAACTTGGCCCCGCCCTTGCGGCATCGCTATCCGTTGCGGCTATTGGCACGATATCCAAGAACATGGCCGCAGTGATCAAAGACACCGCAGCAATCGGTGACGAAGCAAAACGCGCCGGTGTATCCATGAAGGCGCTACAGGAATGGACATTTGTTGGATCGCAAAACCGGATAGGCAAAGACACCATCGTGGATGGTCTCAAAGAATTGAACCTGCGCGCCGACGAGTGGATATTGACGAAATCCGGCCCCGCTGCTGAGGCGTTTACGCGCATCGGCATGACCGCTGACAGCCTTAAACGCAAACTGGAAGACCCTAGCGAATTGTTGCTGGAGATCATCGGGCGCATGGGCGACCTCGACACCGCCGCGCGCATCCGTGTGTCAGATGAACTCTTTGGCGGGTCGGCTGGGGAGCGCTTCGCGGAGCTGGTCGGGAATGGTGAAGCTGCACTGCGCAGCACCATCCGCGCAGCAAACGACACCGGCGCGGTGCTGGATGATCAGATCATTGAGAAAGCCGCCGAGATCGACCGGAAGTTTGCCGCGCTACAGGTGAGAATGTCCAACTTTGGCAAGAGTGCCGTGGTCGCAATCGCCAGTATCAACCCGTCCCTTTCTGAGCTGGGCAACGTCTTAGACAATCTTTTCAGCAATCCAAATCAGGCACGCGGTATTCTTGGCGACGGTATTACTGACACACTCAGCCGCGACGGACGTGCTGTAAAAGAACACGAAGCTGATATTCTTGCGCTCAAAGGTGCCTATGACGAAACCGCCTATATCGCAGATCGCACCGGAACCCGTCTTTCCAAAGTAGCAGATCAGCTGCGCGCCATGGGCCAGACCGAAGCGGCGAACACTCTGGACGCGGTAGCTGGTGAAATGCAGACGCTCAACAGCGACCTCGACAAAGGCGCGATATCTGCTGATGAGTTTGAGGAGCGCATGGCGAACGCGACCGACACGGCGCGTGATACGCTCACGCAGGTGAACGCGATTGATGGTGCGGATTTTGGCCGTGTCATTGGCGGTCTGGGCCGTCTGGTGGGTGCCTTGGCTACCGCAGCGGCTAAGGCACGTGAGCTTCGTGCCTCTATGCCCGGTGGTTCCGCAGACGGCACCACAGACGGCGCAACCTATAACGACCCCGGCCCAACGTCCCGCCGTGGCACCCGTGCTGCTACGCCGGGATTGGCTGTTACAACATCACCGCGCCCGCAACTCCCCGGTGTAGACGCTTCGTTTGGCACCCCTGAGCCTTCGTCCGGTGGTGGCAAAGGTGGTAGCGGTGGTGGCGCGCCACGCCAGAACGACCTTGAACGTGAAATTCAGAGCATCGCAGAGGAAACAGCGGCGCTACGTCTCGAAGCGCAGGCACTGGCAGAGGTGACAGGTGCACGTCTGAAACAAGGCGATGCAATCGAATACGCCCGCACCCGTGCTGAGCTTCTGGCAGCGGCACAACGCGCAGGCCAGCAAATGACCCCGGAACTGACAGCGCAAATTGATCAGCTTGCCCGCGAATATACTGAGGCCGGTGCCGCTGCTGAGCTTGCCGCCGATAAAATTCAGGATGTGCAAGACGCATCCCGCGCCGGTGCAGAGCGCATCGCAGGTGTATTCGAGCAAATGGCGACTGGTGCAATGACCGCCAAGGAAGCAGTAGGCCAGCTTATTCTGGAGCTGATCAAAATGGCACTGCAAAAGCGGATCATGGAAGCCGCAGGGCTTGCCGGTGGATCGACCTTTGGCAAGTTTCTGGGCTTTTTGGGCGGTGGGTTTGCGGCTGGTGGATACACTGGCAACGGCGGCAAGTTTGAACCCGCTGGCGTGGTGCATCGCGGCGAATACGTTCTGAGCAAAGCCGCAACATCTGCCCTAGGTGTGGCGAACCTCGACGCCCTTCACAGCGCCGCGAAGGGCTATTCCGGCGGTGGGCTGGTCACTGGTGCCGCCCGTGAATCATCGCTTCCTATGGCCCGTTCTGGAGTCGCTGCGCCCTCGATTGAGATCAATGCACCGGTGACTGTGAACGCCAGTGGCGGCACTCCTGCGCAGAACGCTGATCTGGCCGGTCAAATGGCGAAACAGATGGAACAGAGCATGCGCAACGTGGTGGTGTCTGAGATCACGAAACAAATGCGCCCCGGCGCGATGTTGAGCCGGAAGGGATGACCATGGCACTGCCGACATTCACCCCGCCCGTAGCACCATCACCCGGCACCGCGCACAGCCCACAGATCAGCTTGCGCAAGGCTGAATTTGGCGACGGCTACACTCAGGCGTCACCGCAGGGCTTGAACCATATCCGCGAGGTGATCGCCTTGAAGTGGGACGGTCTAACGCTCGACCAGATGGGCCAGCTCAGAACCTTCTTTGAAGAACGTGGTGGCTACAAGCCGTTCTGGTATCAGCCCTATGGCTTCTCGACAGTGGCAAAATGGACCTGCGAAGAATGGTCCGGAGTAGCTGGCGCGCCGTGGACCTTCGCGGCGAAGCTCACTCAGAGCTTCACGCTCGAGACCTAGCTGCACGTCTTGCAAGATGGCTCTAACGCATCAACCAGCAGTGGCTAGTTACAACTTGCGGAGTCGTCCGCCCTGCGTTTACACTCGAGTTTCTAAACCAAGCTGAGCAGGGCGGACTTTCCGCCGGAGCCAGCGGCCCTGCACAACTAGATTCAGCGCCAACTGATTCATAAGGGTTGTGCGGGGCCACACTGCATAATCACACATCTGACTAGAAACGCTACTCCGCACGCCCCAAACTGGAGTAATTTAACTATGGCAAACTAGCACAGTTTGCATCTGGGCCACATTCGCCTGTCTTATGCTCGTCTTCTGACGTGAGCCTTCGGATGACGCCGAGACTTGACCGGCATATACGACACAGCGTGTCGTATATTCAGCACCCCCAAAAAACGGCCCTTAGAAGCGCGTCTTGAGTTTGGGCACCCCTTACCGCCCACATAGACGAGATCGAATCCTACGGCCCCTTACAGAGTCTCCGGCGCGGCACGTGTGTGCTTTTGGACCGGTGTGCGGAACGCTTATGCCTTTGGACCGGGATAGTGTGCTGGGCCGGGGTGCTTCTGACCGGGGTAGTCTCAGAACCTTCACTCTTCCGGTCAAGAATGAACAACCCGTCCGGAGACGCGGCACGCGGCGACGGGCAAGGCCGCAGGCCGCGCAGGTGAGGGCGCGCAGCGCCCGAGGTAGGGAGGTGAAGAAAGCCGATCATCGTCTCTTTCTTACTTTCTTACTTTCTTACTTACTTCTCTTTCTTACTTTCTTAAACGAACGAATTTGCGGACAGACATGGAAGCGCCATATCGTGATACGCCGGTATAACGATATGAAATTAATACACTATTTCAAAATTCCCCATTGTGTATGCACCCGTTAACGTGTATATAGGTGCTAGAAACATTGGAGTTTGAGAAATGAACGATCTATCCCCCGCACACATCCGGCTTTCTGGCGAGCGCAAATTGCAGCTCGAAGCCTTCGCAAAACTCACTGGTGCCGCGTCAATGAGCGCGACAATCGGCAAGCTGATCGAACTTGCCCGCGCTCGGGGTCTGGTGGATCACACCATCCCCGGCGTCACGATCAACAGCTTTGGCGACGGTATGGCAATCGCGTTTAACGATGCCACCCCGACAGGCTTTTCACACGAGGGCATTGCCGCCTTGGTCGCGACTATCCGCGACTTTGTGAACGGCACTGCACAGTCAAAAATGGTCCACAACCTCGACCATGATTTTAGCGTGTCGCGCCAAGGCACTTCTTTCAAGGTGGCGGTGCCTTTGAACGGGCCAAACGTCAAAACGTGGTCCGCAGATATCGCGATGGATTTTGCGGACCTGATCGAAGTGGAATCCGTCAAGGCACAAGTTGCCTGACACCACAAAAGCAAAGCGGCCCGATGCTGGAACACCGGACCGCCTAAATCTTGAAATCTTCTCAACACTCGGAATTTACCATGCCAGATCCAGAAAGTGAATCCCTGATATGCAGGTTTTCCGCAGGTGAACGCCCTCTAACGGGTATAGAGCGGGCCTTTCTTGCTGACTTGGAAACTATCAGCGATGACACGATAGGGACCGCTCAAAATAGCGATGATCGTGTGCGGGTTTTTATCGCAAGCTGGAAAGCGGGTGACGCTGCACGGCGCGAGGAGCTGAAAAATTCGCCGCTGGTCCAGCACTGGGCGAAGCTGGACGCAGATCGCAAGGCAGACGGTTACGCAATCTCTAACGCGTCTCGCAGGCTGATCTACGCCGCGCGCATTTTTCTGGAGGAAGACCGGATCGTGACGCAGTATGTCACCGGCCTATCACTGCCTGCTAAGACAGCGCGCCGCAATGAGAAGGAAGCTAATCGCAAGGCAATAGCACGGGCCAATGAGACGCCAGAACAGGCAGTAGAACGTAAGCGCCGCGATGCTGAAAGTAAGAGATTGAAGCGCGCTAAGATCAAAATGACGCAGACCACAACCTGAGCCGGTATAAGGAATATACACATGAAAGGAACGACCATGAGCTTGCCCACCACGATCAACAAAGACTTGTCGCCCGAGATACAGAGCCGTATCGACAGGGCCGCTACTATCATCCGTGACCACGACCGCGCGACCAAAAAAGCAATCTTTGAAATCGGCAAGATTTTGGTCGATGTGAAGAACGCCCTCGACCATGGGCAGTTTGGCAAGTGGATCAGCCGTGAGTTTGGCTGGACCAACCGCACGGCGCAGAATTACATGAACATGTCCCGCAACCTGAGCGATCATAGCGAAACAGTTTCGCATTTGCCGATGAAGATCGTTTATGACATCGCGGCCTTGCCAGACGCAGGCCGCGCAGATGTCATCGCTATGATCGCTGACCCGAAGAACCCGCCGGTAAAACAGATCGCACAGAAGATCGTGACACTGAAAAATGTTGAGTATGACGCTAAAGCAGCAGCCGCCAAAGAAGCGCAGCGTTCACCCGCCGCGAGGAAAGCGGCGAAGGCGAGAAAAGAGAAGCTTGAAGCAGAGAACATGAAATGGCGTCAGGAGCAGGAGCAGAAGAAGGCTGACCTTGCGAAAGATTCTGCTGTCTTGGCGTTGAAGATGGGGCCGGAGTTGATCGAAGCACTGGTATCGCTGAGCAATACGCACGATGCTTTTTCGGTAGTCGCAGCACTTAAGAGCGCGCTTACGGAATGCCCCGCAGTTGACAACGTGGTGACGATCACCGGCGAAGTTTTGGACGACGACGAACTCACCGACCTCGATTACACAAGTGCCGCCTGATAAAAAACAGCTAGCACCCCGGCCATAGGTGTGTTACATTATAACAATCGGGAGTGTCATCCCGGTTCTCAGGTTGGCCAGCACATTCCTTGCAAGGGCAGTGTGCTGGCCAATTAAATCAGCACTTACTTACTGAAAATAAACGATTTTCTGTCTTGCAGGCGGATTCAGCATGTGAGATTCTGAGGCACGACCAACCCCTTTGGAGTGCCGACAATGACAACAACCGCAAGCTACATCACCGATAAAGACCACGCCTCTCTAGTAGTCGCGCTGACAGCGCTGGACACCGACCCTGCACACCCACACCCACTGTCAGACCGGATCATCGAAGTGCTGGGCGAGATTGGTGGCGTGTGGCCAGCGTCTATCAACTCCGCTACGATCAACTAAGCTGCCTAGAACCTTTCTGATCATGCTCACGCGGGTCTACTTTTGGTCGTCTGACTGTTTGCCTGAGGCACGACGTCGTTTCGCGACTTCGACGGCGAAGAATGACCCGAAGAACGCGGTCATGATTGGATACCCGATCTTCAGCCAATCATCCTTGCCTTCTTCAAAAATGGTCAAGCTGACAAACAGGTCGTAGGTCACGAGGGCAGATAATAAGGTTGCCACACCGAAAGCAATTGTCCACCCAAGCGGCTCAGGCTCGCCCTCACGCATTTCCTGCGCAAGTTTTCCTATGAAACATAGCAAGAGGAGCGGTAGGCCTATCCCAACACTGATTGACATCCATAGTGGCCAGTCCCAAAAGCTTTGCGTCGCGGCAATCTGGAGCGCGTCCAGAATCGCCTGCCATCTATTACCAATCCATTCGCCTAAATCTCGGAGTGTCATTCTGTATTGACGCATACCTGCTGAAGACAGTCAAACGGTCTGCCGATTGCGTGGGCGCGTGATAAAATCGAGCATATTTCGCTCGCAGCTAGGAGGTAGGTCGCAACGCAGATCGCAAAAGTCGTCGAAGTAACTTGGCGAGCAGGTAGCTAGTAGTAGATGAACATGAAGCCCGTCGGTTTTCCAGTCTGGCGAGCGCGTCTTCTAATCTGGTCAGGATCCACGTAATAGTGCTCTTAGGCTGCATGCGCCTGTAATAATGACAGCCACGATAATGGACGGGGTTAACGCTCAATGGAATTCGACTTGACGGTGAAGGTGACAGATATTGCGATTGTGCTCGCGGCTTTGGCTGGGCCAGTCTTAGCAGTGCAGGCTCAGAAGTGGCTTGAGCGCAGGCGTGATGTGACTGAGCGTCGGCTAAGTATTCTTCGCACTCTACTAGCAACCCGTTCAGCTACCTTATCACTGCACCACGTCGAAGCGCTGAATGCCGTCCCGGTAGAGTTTTACGGAAATGACGCGAAACTTAAAGCGATCAATGAGGCTTGGAAGCTGTATCTGGACCACCATGATGATCGTCTGGAGTTTGGTGATGCTTGGGCGCAGAAGAGACTAGATCTTTACCTTGATCTTCTACATGAAATTGCTCGATTCTTGGGCTATAAATTCACTCGCACTCAACTTGGACGTGACATCTATTCACCCAAGGCACATGGCGATTTAGAGTATGAACAGAACGTTATTCGAAAAGGATTGGCCGATCTTTTTGTAGGAAAGGGCTCATTGCCGCTTTCCATAAAAGAGATGCCTGAGTCTGCCGCTGGTAGTAGCGAACTACAAGCTGCTATTGAAAAGATCATTCTCACTGCAGCAGCCGAAACGAGACCCTCTGAGATCACAAAGGTTGATAACGATGGAGTGTCTTCTTGACGAATTAAAGGACTACGCCGACCGTGGAAACTCCGGCCCGGTCGCGCGCTCTATGCGCCAGTGCAGGCCACCAGTGACGCCACATCTCTTACACTTCATGTCGCGCTGCACATCGACCAGCTTTCGCATTTCGTGGTAGCGCGAGTGCAGAACGTGCGGTGCTACCTGGGCAGACCAGTGACAGGCTGGGCAGGTCACGATCACCACGTCGCGCGCAGTCAGATCCGCGACACGAATCTCAAACTTCAATCCAAGAACAAGGGGAGAGTAGGGCATGCCCCTTTATAGCGCTTCGTTCCTGATTTGTTCCAGTGTCAATTCCAGCGTGCAATCTAAGATCACGACCGATAGAGTAGGCCAAGATTCCCCAGTTGACGCTACGTCATTATGTCCATTTGAAAGCTGGTAACATGGTTACAAAACGTCTCGTAAGTGATTGATAAATATATAGGTAATCAAATTTCAAATCCCTTATCACCCACCATCTACTCCGGTTTTATGTGAAGGTTGCGGACGTAATTGGTCGTCTTGTCCTGCGTTTGTATCCCTCTCCTTGTACGAAATGAAAACCTGCCATGGCCGAC